GCTTGTGCTGGTGTACCAGAAGTTTTGCTCATTCCAGTTACATCTGTGGTTTCAGATGCCATATCTCCACCGAGGCCAGTTGCATTAGCAATAAGGTCAAGAATCATCTGACCTTTTGCCGAACCTTCACCTGGGCCAACGCAAATTTCCATAATCTTCTTGAGCATATCAGAAGACGGTTCTTCCGAAGTCGGTTCAGCAGTTGGTTCTTGTGCGGGTGCAACATCAGGAACCTCTTCCTTATACATTTCCTTTACAGGATTTTCTTCGGTCATCATTTTGTCATTTTTCATTACAGTCTCCTTGGATTCAAAAATGGTGGTGGTAGTTGCAGGGTTTGCAACTAGATCCACCGATCTTACTCTGTCGATTCTTACTACTCTTTCTGTACCATCTTGGTCTGGAATTGATTTGCCACTAACGAGATGGCTAAAGCCTACATCACCGAGGCCATTATTTTCAGCAAACCACAAAAACGAATCAATCCCATCAGCATGGGGGTTGTATCTGAAGTCAGCGTATAAACCTTCGGAGGTAAAACGGACATTTTGAAGCCATCCTAGCCGATCAGAAAACAAGGGTGCTTCGGTTTTGTGGTCTTTATTTACTGGAGCGTTTTCGTAAAGCGGAACTGCATCACGAATCGCTTTTGGATCGTAGATTCTGCCATTCATTGAGCTAAATCCAAGTACTTTTACACCGTAAACAATGCACTTGTTTCGGTCAACTACACCTGGTTTATTTTCGATGACGGCATTCATAGTATGATATTACATCCAATCGTCTAGTGTTGTCAACAATTATCCTGTTACAGTCGATGTTTTTGGTGCTTTTGCAGCGGGAAGGTTTGGTGGTGGTTCAGTTGAGTCAAGTTTTTCTGCTGAAGAACTTGACACAGGTTGAACTGGTTCGGGTATCTTAACCACTACATCACGAAACATAAGATCGATGATCTCAGGCGTGATCGCAGGGAAGGATGCTCTCGCAATCGCCTTGCCACTTTCCATTGGAATCTCACCAATAGTGCATCGATGAATAATATCGACAAGGTTGGCGATCTGTGCCCCATTAAGAGCAGAGTCTTGGACTTGCTCGCCACCACCGATTCCTTGAGTAGCACTTCCAGACTCAATCCTTGATGAAGGATTCATCGGATCAATTTCGGTAGCACCCTTCTTCTCATCAACAATTGGTTTGATGAAGTTTGATGCTTCGGTATCGTTATCAAGGCCTAATTCGGAGCGAATCGTTTGAATCGACTTCACACCCATCGAATGGTACACATTGTTCATCTCAGCTTCCTTCTGATGCTCTCTTGATTGAAGAGAATATGCTTCAGAAGTGATCTTGATGTTCTTAAGAATCTCTTTTGGAATAATACCGTGTTCGGATGCGAGGTGGATCTGTGACCAAGCTAAAGATTTGTTTGGCTCGAATCGACATTCGGCCAAGGATCTTCCAACAATCCCCTGCCATCGCTCAAATGTTCTTCGTGCTGGTGCTTCTGCAATAAGTGCCGAACTGTAGTTGTTGTTGCTAGCATCACCTGACATGAGGGTTTCGCTGATCCCAAATCGTGTTGCAAGGGATCGTAGGTTAGCCTGCAAAACTTGGATAAGCCCTGCTGCATCGACATTTGCCCCAGGGAATTCGTAGTCGATGTTCGCTGGTGCCGTGATGATTGATCCATAGCCGAATCTCTCTAGCCCAATGTTTTCGGTTGCACCCATATTATTGCTGCCACCGAGCGTAGCATCAATCTGTGAGTCAACAAGGGATGCCATTGAATCAGGGGCAACATTGTTTACCTTCCTGATCATCGCAACCTTTGCCCTGGCTTTCGCCATCGTGACTGTAGAAGCTAAAATATCCTCGCAATTGGTCAAATTCTGGAACACAGGGTAGAAGGTAGTCAATCCACGCTTTGCGTTAGAATTAGTGCCAATCTTGATGTGTATGATCTCATCCGCAGGGATGAATGTAGGTTCTCTAGATACACTAGGCTTTAGAATGACTTGATAACCTAAAACGGAGTTAATATCGTCTTCTTCGCAGATGATACCAAATGAGTCTTTTGGTGATCCGATATCCGTAGCATAACCTCTGACCAATTCTGGCTCAATAAAGCGAATTACGAGCATTCCGTTAGCTTGTGGGAACTTTCTAATGAATACCTCTCCATCAACATGGAGTCTGTACACAATTTCATTCTCAACATCCACCATACTGTTGTATTCACGAAATATATCGAGTGATGCCTGACAGCGTTTTAACAGGTCTTCTGGAACTGGGTTCTTTAAATCGATTGAAGCAACCCGCCATTTAAATCCGGCAGACCCAACAACAAATGATTGAAAGCATTGAACTAACCCATGAGCAAACTCATTAGTAGCAAATACGAATCTAGCTCTATCCCTGATGCTTTTAAGCTGCCACCAAGACAGATAGATAGGAAGTTGCTCACCTGATAGATAATTGTCTCTAACCGCTAATTGAGCGGGATTGACCCAACCACCCATCCCAGCATTAGGAAATTGAAACGCACCATATTCTGAAGGATCGTTCCAAAACGGCCCCCATCCAGTTTGATAACTACCTGTGTCATACGAAATAGACTCCGTGATCGATTTTTTCGACCTTGGTGTTCTAGGGGTTGATTTCGGTGCTGGTTTTTTCTTTGCCATTTTTTGGTGACCTGATAACTATTTGTTTACGGCCACAAATCCACTTAGTGTTCCTGATACATTTCCAGATACCGTTAGTTTTATTCCAGCAGCACTTATCAAAAGACCGCCACCTTGTACTGCACTAGTAAGCGTTTCATATTGCGGAATATGGATTTTTCCTGACATTGCAGTTGTTCCATCCGCTTCAAAAAACTGAATAGTGCAATCACAATCTGGTTGCAATACAAATGCGTGAACATGAGATTGACCAGTTGCAGAAAGTGTGACTGTTCCTGGTATGGTTTGTGAAATTGGTATAGAACTGTCTGCTGGCATATAAACCTCCGGTTAAGATGTACACATTGTATTGGTTTACTTGAAGAATGCAAGAGAAAATCATTTTGACGATTTGGGAAAAATAGAAAAATTTTTTGGATGCACTTTTGGATTTGACAAAATGAAACTTGACGGTTCTAAAAAAAAGTCTCTGAGTTTAGGGTGGGGTGGGGGGTGGAAACTAGGTTCTAGGATATTAATAGGATAAACAACTTCATCGGTTCAATATATTTATAGAATAAACATATTAGTAGTTACACTATCTTAATTAATTAAGATAAAGTTTATCCTTAATCTTTTATATTATATATTAAGATAAAGTTTATACTTAATATTTTATATGTTAGAATGTATTAAATTGAATAGAAGTATTTTTATTTTATATCTATATATATTATATTATTATTATTATTATTATATAAGTAATATATAAGACTTTAAGCATACCACTCCCCCCTATTCCATACCATACCATTAATCATTAATCTTTTATGAATTAGAATGCTTTTATAAATGCGATAGATAACAGCTACACCTTGATTATTTATTTTTACCACCATGCTAAAATAGACTAAAATAATAATTATTTTAAATGATATAAGTCTATATACTATAAGGACTTGCATCAATTGCTTAAAACTTTATGGAATATTTGGTATATTGTGCTTGCATAATTGACGATTAAGTATATAGTAAAGGCATAAGGTTATCCAATGCGGATGACTAAAAAGTAGAATGAAATAGCAATAAGGGGGAAAAATGAAAGATATTTGTTTATTAATTGAAAGCTGGAACTTAATAGAATTGTTTACAGTAGTTAACACCACTAGCAATAAGGAAATATAAGTTATGAATCATCGTATAAGCTTCAAGAATCTTAATATTGGAACAATGTTTTTTTGGAATGGTAATGAATTTAAGAAAACAAGTTTAAAAACTGCATTTATTCTAGAATTTGAAAGGGTATTTTATTTTAGAATGAATGATATATGTTATTTGACTAAACAGGAAAGAATGAAACAAATTGACAGTATTTTCAAACAAAAAGGAATATAGGTTATGAAATACAGAAATAAAGACAAACGTGAGATTAATCAATTTGGGCAAGAATTGGGTTTTGCAATTTGGTTAGGTGGGCCAAGTTTAACATATGTTAAGGGTATTTTGTGCCAAGACGGAACAAGGCGGATATATCATAAAACAAATGAACCCGATACTTATTTTAGTATGCCGGGGTATGTAACTGTTAAGGGCAAAAAGGTTAAGGGTTATTTAACTTGTGACGATGCAACCGGAGAATACAATTTTAGGGTATATGTTAACGAAAATAATAGTTATTTAATAACTGGAATAAAAAACAATGTAACTACCCTATTTAATTAAATTTTAAACAAATATAACTTGTTTACCTTATACCTTGCTATCTTTTTAGATAGTCGGGATTAAGGTAATAGATAAGGTATTTTCCTTATAATATCGGTAAACTTTTTGGAGTATGTAAAATGGGCGAAGATAAAAAGTACAATGGTTGGACTAATTACGCAACCTGGAGAATAAACTTAGAAGTATTTGACGATACTTATTTATTAGCTGAACAATATGAAAATATAGATAGTATTTACGAGCTATCAAAAAGTCTTGAAATATATATGGAAGAAATTTTAGAGCAAGATATTCCAGAATGTAATAAAAACAGCTTAATTTTATCTTATGCAATGGCATTTATAAGCGAAGTTAACTTTTATGAAATAGCTACTCATATTTGGGAAGAAATACAAAGAAACAAAAAGGAAGAAACAGAAGAAACAGAAGAAACAATAGAAGAAACAATAGAAGATAAAGGAATAAACAATGTTAATTAATGCAACACTTTACAGATATAAAGGTTTTGATATTTGTTTAGATAAATATCATAGCGTTATTACTTGTTACGCAACTAATAGCAACAAGGGTAATATTAAAATTAGAGTGATAGGTACGAAAAAATACGCTTTAAGTTGTTTAAAGCTAAGGATTAATGAACTACTAAACAAGGGAAAAAAATAATGAATACTGTAAACAATGTCAAGGATTTTAACGAATATTCTGAATGGATAACTTATTGCAACCAAGACGATGATTATGATGGTTTAATGGGCGATTGGTACTATTTCGACGATATGAATAATACAATTTATTACGGAATATTTGGTAACGATATAAGCCCTGGGGCTTCAAGGTATACTTGGCACAAAAAGTATGATTCTTTACAAGAATACTTTACAGATTGCAAAATATGGCAAGAACAAAAAGAATATGCAACTACTTATTTAATTCGCCACAACTTAGATTAATGGGAAAAAACAATGAAAATAAGTAAGAAAGATAAAAATAGGTTACATGATATTTATACAAGAATAGAAAAGTCCATAAATTTTATAATGGAAGAAAATACTTCTATTGTAAGAAAATATAGTAATAGCGATTCTGTAGCTATAGATAAAGAAATAGGAAGTGAATTATGCTATTTGTATACGGCACAAAAACAGTTAAAACAGATTTTAGTTGAACAATACCAGCAATAGAAAATATACCCTAATTATCATTAGGGTATAAGCTAAAACATAGCTATATTTTAAAGCTTTAATGCCATGCTATTTATTATTAAATAGTGTGGATTAAGGCAATAGTAAAGCTTATTTAAGCTTATAACCCTTTAACCTTGTTTGGAGTCTGTATCAATGAAGATTAATGAAGCAATAACTATTAAACCCAATGAAACGATAGAAATAGCTTATTTCAATAGCTATATAGATGGCTTAAACAATCTCAGTATTAAGATTAACGAAAACAAAATTGTCATCAGTTCATATGACGATTGTGCCAACGAATTTAATATTAAGGTTATTACTATTGATCAGCTATTAACCCTAGCCAATAAAAAGTTTAATTCATTAATGGAAAAAAAACACAAACTGTTTTAGTTCCAGCTTGTTTAATTAACCTGTTTCATTACCTATTTTTTTGGAGTATTTTCAATGGCTTGGAGTCCTTACAAAGATAGAATCATTAATTATGTGGAGAATAACCAAGGTTGTTCAAAGTGGGATATAGCTTCCCTATGCACTACTTCGAGCAGGAGAAATCCAAGTAAGCAGTACTACATAGTAAATACTGCTTTGCGTAATGGATGGATAGAAGGTTATTTCTCTTCGGGCAGGTGGCATTTATTCACACCTGAAGCATTCATGTTAATAGATGAACCTAGCTAACCTATTAACCCTTATTTTCAACGACCTAGGGGGTAAAATCCCTAGGTCAAAAAATTTTTTTGCCATCCAACCTGGAGAATCAGGCAAAAAAAAATTTCGCCCTGTTTTTTTGTGTGTTACGATTTTTATCATTTTTTTTAAGGAAGTTTACAATGGAAGATTCTAAAAAGTGTTTTTGCTGCAACAAAAAGCAAACAAAAAACAATCCTTTAGTTAAGGATATTGGTAGAATGGTATGCCAACCATGCCACAAAAACATAATATCCGAGCGAAGATATTATGCATCAGCTTTATGGCATGGCAACCCGATAAAACAATGAAATAGGGCCAACCCTGTTTCCCAATGCTATAGGGGGCAAAACCTATAGCGTAAAAATTTTTTGGTGTGTTCGCCTGGTAATTGTGTGTTTAAAATTTTATCGTTTTTTTGGAAAGGATTTGTATCATGTTACGAATAAATAAAGATAAGCCGATTGAATTGATGGAATACGATAACGAATGGTCAATTAAGAATCGGGTTGGGCGATTGCATTGCATGACATCTAATCTATCGATAGTCAGGAAGTTATGGAATAAGCGGGTGCATCATGCACCCAAAGCATTAAGGCGGGGTTGGATCAAATGTGTATTGGAAACGCATTTAGCTAATCAAGATTTGTACATCCGTGTTATGAATGGACTGCTATAGACCCTGTTTTCTAATGAACTAGGGGCAAAAATACACGCCCGAAAAACTGTCATAAAATTTTATGGAATGTGTATAATTGTTTTGGGTTGGTAACGAATAACTATTGCAACCAATGAAAGGGGAGCAAGATGAAGATTATTAAAAACACGCTGGAGGTTATCACATCAGTATGGGAAGACCCTGGAGATTATCCTAACGCATTAGCAAGGGGGCCACTTCCTTCGCATTTATGCGTTGAGGACATATCGGGTTATCTTCTGATTCAAGTCGATAAGGCCGATAAGGAAGACGATGATTATGGGTATTCAACGGAATCGCTTATGCAATATCTAATGGAACCAATAGACATAAGGGTCGATGGTGTGCTTATTACATCATGGCAATTCTGTCCTAAAGAACACCCTGATTCTAACCTTGCTGCTGACCTTGATATGTGGAAAATAATACCATATAAATGGAACTCCGATAACTTTGAATTGTAGTTAGACCCTGTTTTGAATGGATAACCTCCCGCTTTGGGAGCATCCAAAAGTTTTAATTCTTTTGAAAGGGAATTAACCATGTCTACTGAAATTGCTTCTGCCACCGTTCCCCTAGTTGCCGATCCTAATCGCATCGTGACGATTAGTTTAAAGGCTTCTGAAGCCGAAATGATTAGAAATATAGCAGCTTGTTTAGCCAGACCTCTGGATGAAAGCAGAACCGCTCTGCTCAGGGTTTGCAATGCAACTCCAGAGGATATGACAAGAATCCATCATAAAATTTATGGTGCAGAAATGGGTTGGGATCACAACTGGGATGCATAGACCCTCTTTACCTTCACCCTATAGGCCAAATCTGTAGGGTGAAAATCTTATCAAGGAAGCAATATGAAAAGACCTATTGAATGTGCAAAGTGCGGTAGGCATATCATCAAAATATATGGCTATAAAGACCTTTGCAATCTATGCCATACAAAGAGTTTAAACTTATCAGCAAGAGGTACTGCTGAGCTTAAGAAGCTAAGAGATGAACTAAAGGAAGTTAAAGCAAAGTTAAGTGCATTACGAACAACTTTAGCTAATACTAAGTTATCGTTGAAGACTGCTGCAAGGGTTAATGAAAAGCTTAAGGCTGAAAACAAAGAACTTGAAGCGTATTTTGCAAACACAATTAGAATAGATAGAAAGGGATAGAAATGTATGAAGTAAAAAGAATCAGCAAGAAAACGGCTAATGATGCTGTTTCAGCAATTCATTACTCAAAAAGATTAGGTATATTTTGGGAAGGATTTGGTTTATATGAATCAGGAACGATTATAGGTGTTGTTTGCTATGGTCAGCCATCAGCACCTATACAAAAGTATTCTTTTACAAACAGGGATTTTAGGTTATATGAACTTACTAGATTAATTATAGATGTTGGGAAACATAATGCAGCATCTTTCTTGATATCACATTCACTTAATATGCTTTCATCTAAGCCCTGTGCTGTTGTTTCATATGCAGATTCCTCTTATGGTCATTCTGGAATAGTATATCAATCAACGAACTGGATTTATACTGGAGGAACCTTGTCGCATGATCACTTGTATATTGTTGATGGTGTTCCAATGCACCCTACTTCAATACGAGACAAGTTTAAAATAACAGCTATAAAAGCATGGGCTACGGAAAACAACATAAAAACCATTAGACCCTGTTTAAAGCACAGATATTTTTATGCAGTAGGAAATAAGAAGCAAAAAAAGAATATTATTTCTAAACTTAAATATAAGATTGTTGATAAATATCCAAAATCAGAAAAAACTTTGTATGAGCAAGTATTAAAAATACAAGATGCAATCGCCAAAGAGCTTTTTTCACATTAGGTGTTTCCACTAGCAAATAGACCCTTTTTTAATGTATACTGTTAGCCTAAGAGGGTTTGTTAAGACCCTCTTTTTTTTTGGCTAGAGGTGTATATAATGGATGACAAAAACTTTTGGTCGTTCACGGATATCGCTGCTGACCTTGATCTAGCATATACAACCATCCGTAGAAACATAGAAACATTCATTAAACAAAAGAAAATGAAACCGCTTACTAGAATGAAAGCGGACAAAGGACACTTTTGTTCTGTCATGGATAGCACCCAGTACAGTTTGTTTCGTGAACTAATGCGTGGAAGAACCGCAGTAAACAAGGATGATGATAATGTTAATGACAAGATGTCTGACGATGGATTCTTCTACTTAATTTTATTAGTTCCAGAGTTTTCAGACGGTAGGATTAAGGCTGGATTCACATCTCGATTAGACTCCAGGTTTACCGAACACCTGATGTCTGCCCCAACCGCAAAATTGATATACTCAACTCCATGTCAACGAGCGTGGGAAACATTCCTGTTAGCTTATGTACACAGTCATGGTAAAAAGATTCGATCAGAAGTATTTGATGTTCCTGATACAAAGGTTTTAATCAAAAACCTTAAGACCCTCTT